ATCTACGTCTGTCTCCTGTACTATACCCATGTCCTGGATCAAAAACATTTACAAGTATTGAATCTGTTGCACCAGCACTCATTGCGTTCTCATCTAACATATGTGCTACAGGTGGCTCTACTCTTCCTGGTCTTGCATGTTGTAGTCCTTGTGCATCGCCTCTAATAACTCTTGGCTGTAACAGAGGTGATTTTGGTTCATATTCAGTATAATGAACCCACGCACCATTCCATTCTCTAACCATTTCTCTGTATGGAAATTGCAAACCACTCCTATCTGAAATAGCTATTGCATATATACCTGTGGCATAATCAGACATTTGGATAATATGCCTGTGGCGTTATATAAGTACTAGTTGAAGATCCATCTTCAATAAGAGCTCTATTTAATTCATCTTCATATAACATTTTCATTTGTTGAACCATTTCTGGTTTCTTTTTCTGTGATAAATAAAAAGCTAAACCACTAGTCATAGCAGGAACAAAACGGTAAGGCACATCACCAACATTACTATAGTTTCCTACATCCTGTATTCTTTTAACATAATAAAGACCTATGTAATTACTTGCTGCAGTAGCATCAGGCGTTGGGTAAAGTGATATAACCGTTCTATCAATAAAACGTTGAATATAATATTGTGAAGGTTGAGATTTAGTTAGTTTATTAGAAAGACCAGAATAAGTTGATCTATTAATTTTTGTTAATGCAGAATCTGATTGGTTAACTGTATTATAGTCTCTTCTATAGGTAGCTTCTAAAACATCATCTATACCATAAATACCATTAACTGGAGCAGTAGTTGTACTTGTACCATCTCCTGTACCTCTATAAAAAACATACTCAGCTTGGCCTTCTATTAAATCAAGATTAGTTCTTCCAATTTCCCAATAGTGTAAACCCCTATTGGCCCATTCTTGAAACATAATATTTAAAGAACGTCTAGCCGACTTAAGCTCATAGCCGTCTACAGTTTTAATACCTATACGATCGTAAGATTCTTGAATAACGTCGTCTATTTCAAAAGTACTCTCGAATGTAGTTGTCCCGGATGTACCCATAAACTACCTCCTAGTTAAATGTAATAGTAACACCTGTTGTAGCAGTTAGAACGGCATGTACCCCTGTTTTAAATCTGATACCACTACCTGGAATGAATATTGAAAGTCCATCCTCTCCAAATATGAAAGTATGTGAAGTACCGGTTGCCGAAGTTGCATCATACAAAACCAAAGTAGAACTTGCGACTCCTTTTGCCTGTATAGAAGTTACTCGGCAAGACCCAGTATGCATGGTTGCTGTAGCTGCAGTATGTGCTGTTCTTTGGTCACTTGTAAAAGTGCTTCCACCCATAATATTTTCCTCCTAAATTAGTGGGGCCGAAGCCCCACTATTAATTATTTATTAAGCTAAATTATTGTTTTGTTGATACAGAACAGTAATTCTACCTAAACCTGCTGTTGCAGCAGATCCAGTTTGGATATACTTACAAGCTAGTGTGACATCTGAAGTGCCTACATCTAACCAATTAGCAAATAAATTCCATGCGCCATTTTGCGACGTTGTGATTAAAAGCGGTGCATCGTCAAGATATAAGTCAGAATTTCCGACTATACCAACATCAACAGTATTAGTTGTGCCCGCATCAAAAGCAGTTTCAATTGCAAGAACCACACTTACGATTTGTGAATTTGCAGGAATGATTATTCCTAAAGTTTTATCCGTTGTGTTCGCGAAAGTGAAAAAGTCACTCTGTGCCATTAAAACTTGGCCAGTATTTGTACCTGCACCCTCTCGAACGGTTCCGGCCTTAATTGGTCCGGAAAAAGTTGTTGTACCCATAATGTTATCCTCCTAGGTAAAGTTAATGCAGTCTCTAGGCCGTCTGGTCATGTCTGCATTTAGCACACTATACTCTCTTAAAATATTTAATGCAAATAAAAAGGGGCGCCGAAGCGCCCCTCCTTAATTTAGGTGTGACCTAATAGTTCTACTGATTAAGCACCAGCAGATCCATAGATACCACGCCAGTCAGACCAGCCGAAGCTGTATCTTTCTCTGGCTTTGTATCTCATGTTACCTGTTTCGAAATCACCTTCCATAGCAGTTTTAAGAGCTGCTCTTGTAAAGTGTTTCATACCATTAGGAACATCAGTTTTAATGAACCATTGCGCGCCATCATCGATGTAGTTATTAACTACAAAACCTTGAGGAATCATCCCCATAGATTTAAGTGCATTGATATCATTATCAGCTGTTCCAACACGTTGAGCGGATTTTGTAATCCTCTCAGCAGTGAATTGACCTTCAGCAGGAATAATTAGTTTCATTCCTCTAGCAGCAATTTTAAGACCTCTTTCGTCTTTGAAATTGCCAATGTCAATCATTGCTTGCTCAAGAGAAGTCTCAGACAAATCCGACGCAGTGGACGGTATATTGCTAAGGTTCCCCGCAAGTGTAGGGTGAGCGTTTCCGAGTAAAGATTCGCCGTCTCCACCTACTGTGGTGAATGCAAGATTTAATATATTTGCACCCTTGGTTTGCTTCGTTTGAGCCATAGAACGTGCAAGTGCCTTAGTATAACGCGTAGAAATCTTATCATACAAGTTATCTTCAACATTTTCCTCAGTTAGTGAGAATGCGAGAGCGACTGTCTCATGTTGGTATCTTGCAGTATAAGTTTCTTGTGCGGTATCATATAGCACAGCAGCACCTTCAGCTTTAACGCCTGCTTTGTCGAAACCAGTTAACATTACGTCTTCTTCAAACGCTCTGTCACTAGATTCTGTTTCGAAAATCTCTTGGTTTTGATTTTCGTAGTTTTTGTACTCAAGTCCAAATAGTGCATTCAGACCTGGCTCTAGCTCTTTTGCTAGTTGTTGTCTTGATATAGCCATAGTTTATGTCCTCCTGCTATTATTTGAACTTATGTTCGTTAATCAGAACGTTGTATACACAATTGATAGCTGTATTGTCGTTACGACCTACCGCTGTAGAAAAACCTACAATACGTAGGTTAGCATCAGATCCAATTGTACTTACATCTAATTCTGTGTTTGAAACACCAGTCGCCGCTGTACCTGCTGCAACTACCATGTCTCCTGTTTTAGAGAGATCGGTAACAGCTGCTGCTGTCGCTGTATCTCCTTGTACTTCGAACACCTGATAGGGATCGTCGTACACGAAACATGTAGCCGCCTGCGAAGCGGGTCTAGTATTTTTAAAAGTTGGTTTCCCATTAGTATCGTCGAAGTTAGAACCCCAGAAAATACCGATAGCTGCTGTAGCATCCGTATGCAGCGCATTTGCTGCTCCGTTTTGCACACCACCTGAACCTTCATCAATGATTACTAAATCACCTTGAGATATAAGTGTACCATATCCTGCTAGTGCAGGATAAGCGCTATCTGCTGAGGCGGTTCCTCCGCCAATCTTACCTAATGGATTAAAACCAAACGGGGCATCTAAGTTTGCCATATTGTTATCCTCCTTAAAGGTTTTTATTTAAATCGATGGTTAGATAAGACTAAGCCTTATTTGAGCCACCAAAAGTTACACGAGTCTGCCGTTCTTGATTGATCGGCATACTTGGATGCTGTTCCTTTAAGACATCGTTTTCTAAAGCCTCATTGCGATCCATAGTTTTCTGCCTATAGTACTCTTCACGCGACTTTGCGAGCTCTTCGGTTATCCTTGCCAGCACAAGGCCACCAACTCCGATTACCCCTGCGTATTTTCCGGTAGCCACTGATGGATAATCTTCACCCGGATATTCGTCAGCTCTCACTAACTCCCATCCAGATCTAATATTGCCGGTTATATTCTTTGTATCATCAAAGCCCATACTTTCGGCACGTAACCATCTATGTCTATACCCATCTGGCGCAGGTGGCGCATCTAGTGATGATGGGGGAGCCCAAACTTTGGGTTTTTCGTCTTTAACCCTAGTTTCGCTCGCGCGGGAAGTTTTCTTTAGTTTATCTTTTGTCATGCTGTGTCCTCCATCGCGGTTAATTGTTTTGCATACTCTTCAAGTGGCACACCTAGTCTTTTAGAAATTGCGACCTGTGATGGTGTGAGCTTCACAGTTCTTCTGCGTCCTTTTGCGGCCGGACGAGTGGCACTTGCTACATTTTGAACAGGTTGTTCTGTAGATACATCCTTTTTATCAAATTTATGCGGAAAATCAAGTCTTATTCTTTTATCAACTTCTGCATAATATTCATCAGACGCTCCATCAAAACCTTCCTCTTCCACAAGTTTTTTATGTATATCAAATGCAGTGTAAGTCATTGCATTATCAGTACCAAACCAAGAATTTTTAGCTGCCCAAGCATCCGCTTTAGGATCAGGTGGTCTCTTTGGTTGTTGTGTTTTTGTAGCATGAGGTACTCTAGAAGAATCAGTTTTCGGAGCTTCTTCTATCTCTTTCATCCTAGCAAGTCGTGTAGCATCCATGGTTAATTGAGCAAGTTCTGTTTGAGCAGCTACTTGTTTCTCAATATCACCAGCATTTATAGCTTGTGCTAGTTTTGTTTTTACAGCATCAATATTCGTTGTGACTCTTTTTTCAAATTCTTTAGTATAATCTGAATCTAAAGAACTATAGCGTCTTTTCATTCTATCGGCTGTGTCTTTTTGGTTTTGTGCAAAAGATATTGCTTCTTCTTTTTGCCTTTCAGCTTCACGCATCTTACGTGTAAGTTTAGCAATTCTTTTTTGCACACCTTCAGAATATTCTGAAAGTTCTTCTTGATTTTCTGAAGCAGGTTTTTCTTCTTCTTCTTCCACTTTTTCAGCGGGAGATTCTTCTACTTCTATCTTATCTTCTTTTGGTTCTTCCGCAGGTTTATCAAGATCAATTTCTTGTTCTTGTTCGTCTGCTTCACCAACGTCGATTTTTTCATCTGGCATAGTATAATCCTCCTATGATTTACATTGCGTGAATCAAATCCTTAGGATCATCTATTGTCCCAAGAATCTCATCATCGTTTAACATTCGTATCTCTCCGCCTTCAATTTCCATTCGTGATCCTGCATACCTTGCAAATATCACCCAATCTTTTTCCGCGCACCACGGACCTGTAGGATATCTCTCTTTGTCATTATAACATAAAGGTCCGAGCTTCAAGACGTATCCAACTTGGACCGCGGCTCGGGCTCTATCTAATGCTTCTTGTGCAATAATAATTCCACCTTCGCTCTTCTCTTTAACACGAAAGGGCATAACTAATAATCTCCAACCTGTAGGTTGTGGGAGCTTTTCTAAATTTGTTTTGGAAGGTTCTTCTGTAGCCTCTTTAATTTCGGCTTCATATTTATTTTCTAATGCGTGTGACGTTGTTTGGGTCATCGTTTTTTGGCTCCTTTGGTTCAAGCAGGTTAGAGAGGTCCTGTTGTATCATGTCTATTGCATGGATCTTACCTACTATATATTTGTAGTTTTCCATGTTGTCAACCCCGCCTTGAGCTAGAGTTTGAATTAAACTTTCCATCTGATCCTGCATCATTCTTCGCAGGCGGTGAATTACGCTTATCGGGTCTGTAGCTTCTGACATACTTTTTTGCCTTATCTCCTAAGTTGTCCCAAAACTCATCAAGTGCGTTCTTGGGTTTATCTTCCCCCATACTTCCCCCGAATGTAAAATTAAGTCAATTATTTCTTTTTGAACAGCTTAACGGCTTGACCTGCGCCCTTGATTCCAAATGACGCAGAAATTGCGATATATAATAAATGCTGATAATACGTCGGTAATTCTTGCAGAGCAATAAAGCCAGTTTTAATGTATTCTTGACACCCAGGAACGAAAACGAGCACCGCGGGGGCCAGCAGCACTACTAAACTTACTTCGTCCTTCCAGCTGCCTTTCATTTGGTCCACAGCTGATGCTTCCCAAGATACCTTGCCTGCTATTTGTTGTTCTTTTAATGCTGTAGCAGCTTTGATCTCGGTTAGTTTAGCTGTAGCTTTAGCCTTCTTAGTTTCAACAACACCTTTGATCATGTCACCGGCTACGCCGAGTAATGGTTTCAATAATAGTTGGAACATTGGATTATAAAACGCTTAGTAAAATGACTACGATAATAACAGCTGCACCAATTAATTTGGCTTTGACAGACGTGTCATTCCATTTTTGTATGATTGTGTCTCTTAAGTCTTGAATCATGTGATCCTCCTCTTTTTATTTGCACCTGCTTCGCTGAGCGCGATAGCTATGGCTTGGCGCCTATTTTTAACTTTTTTCTTGCTTTTGCCAATCTTTAATTTCTTTTTTTTAAATTCACGCATTACCTTACTGATTTTCTTTTCTTTTTCCATTATGCTAGTAGTCCCATTTGCTGGAAATAAGCCTCTATGTATTCATCGTTATATTCATTTCTTTTCATTTGAGCATATTTACCTTTCATGAAATCAGACCAATTACTTTGATCTGACACATGTTCTCCTCCCGCATCTTCTTGATTCATTATAGATTCCATCAACGTGCTTTCTGCAACTTCATCATTAGGACCTCCTCCTCTGGTTGCCGTCCTATCTGCATCTCTTTGTGCTGATCCCCATCTCTGGTCTGCTATTTGTTGTTGCATAGTGATAGGATTTAAATGTGGTCTAAAAGTATCAAATTGGGTATCGCTCATGAAGTGAGTTTCCCCTGAAAAAGGAACCCCCTTTTCTAATGCTGCATTTATATCAATAGTTGGTTCACCTAATAGAGTGGGTTCTCCCAGTATACCCATTGCTTCTGCCTGCTCTACTGTCATGTTTATTCCCCAATTTTCCATCATCTGCGTATCATGTGCAGTGACTCCAAACATCGAGGCAACTATATCTCCTACTTTACTTGTTAGAAACCCTTGTCCAAATATATTAGCAATAGCCATATTAGAAAGACCCATATCTTTCATGTAACCGACAACTTCAGTCGTACCGTATCCCACCCCCAGCTTTGCGGCCGATCCAAGCGCTCCAGTCATAGTGTCTTGTGCAAGGGGATTAACACTAGAGGCTGTACCTGATAACGTGTCCCAACCCTTCGACAATATTGTCCCAATGTTAGACTGTTTCTGAATCTGTGCAGCAAACTCATTAGCTTGCTCAGGACTAAACTCATTTTCTACGTCGCCTATTGGTATTCCAAGTGCCCGAGCTATAGTGCTATATGCTTTATCTTCCTGCGTTACGCCTGTCATTTTGTCTATTACATTTAAACCCAATATATCGTCATCACTACTTATAGCTGCATGTAGTGCATCTCGCATTGCATTTGCATTTTTCTCAATCTCTGCTTGAATACTCGGTCTCAATCTTCCGTATGGGTCGTGTGCTATTGATTTCATCGTATCTGCAAATGAACCTATCTGATCTGTTGCTAACTTGTACTGGTCCACATAGTCGTAAGACATGCCATAGAATTCACTTTCAGGACCGTAAAAATCTTTCATATACTTATCATGCTCTGCTCCAAATTCATGAGTCCCTCCCCACTTAAGAGTTCCTGGTGTCAAATGGGATGTATCAATATTTTCATTTTTATAATCTGTGTATGTCCCTGTTTTTACAGGAGTACCATCCTCGCTTTTTACTGTTGTCTGATCTTCAATAAATGCTCTATCTTCCGGTTTCATAGGCGTATAGAATTCTTTTCTCAGTCTATCAAATCGTTCTTTTATGGTTTCGGCTTTTTCTGGCTCTGGGTCTACCGAGAGTGCACCTGAAGCTTGACCTCCAAGATCTCCAACACCTCCCATATGCTCCCCTGGAGCCGTAGCACCATGACTACCTGGTTCCCCACCAAAACCTTGATCTCCGTGTGGTCCCCAATAGCCTCCAGGACCAGTAACTAGTCCTCTTTTATTAGGATCATAATTAGGTCTATTGATGCGACCTCCAAACATGTCAGATATATTTTTATGAGGAAGAGGCATTATCTACCCCCAGATTTAATAGTAGCGTCCATGCTCTTTATACCGTCTTTTGCGAGTGAAACAGCGGCTCTAAGCTTCGCATGTTCATCATCTTGGTCTAATTTTTGGTCAAATTCAGTTTTTCCTTGTAAAAGCTTCAATGTGTCCATATTTGCCTTTTCTTCACCCTCTTTGTCTTTTCTTTGCTCTTCTTGGGCCTTAATTTGAACTTCATCTGACTTTAATCTGAGTAATGGATCATTATCTATCTGATTTAGGATCTTTTTCTCTTCTTCAAGGTAGTCATTAGTATGTTCAGCTATTAATTTAGATTTTCTAGACTCAATTCTCGCTGTTAATTGCTGTAATTGCTTATTTATCTGCATAATTTGAGGATTTTTCGCACCTTGAGGACCTGCTTGTTGTATCATCATCTGCATTTGCTTTATTTGAGCCATTTCTTCCTCAAATTCCATCATAATTTGCTCTTGTGCCATTAATGCAATGTGTTCCATGCAGTTTTTTTGCAATAAACCGAGAGCCTGTGGATTATTTCTAGCCATAAAGGTACCCATAAATGTTAAATGCGCATCCATGTGTGCTTGATGGTCTTGTTGAGGAAATGCTTGGAATGGTTTTCCTGCCATAGACTGCATATTCTCCATTGCTGGATCCATTGGTTTTGGTTTTTCTGGTGGTGGCAGAATAGTATTTATATTCTTTATACCTAAAGCTTCATACATATCTCTATATGCTTGATACATGTTGTGCATCTTTGGATTAGACATCGCTAATTGTAATTGTGTTTGTGCAATACTAATTCTTTGTGTCTGCGAAAATATATTAGGGTCTCCTACAGGTACAATATCAATTCTATCATCAAAATCTTTTTGAAAAATTTGATTCTGACCACCAATAACATCATAAGGATATTGTGGTGGTAAATAAGTTACGAAACATTTTGATAGCAACATGAACTCACATTTCATTGCTGCATACAATCTTTTGTGAATAGCACTCATAACCCGCGATCCGCGCTCCAAGAGCGCAACTGTAGTACCAACAGCCGCTGATTGATTACCATCGCCCACTTGCATGTCTGCGATGCTCGCGAACCGCTGACCTGATTGGACAACAAAATCCATCAATTGTAAGAGAGTCGCGTTTGGTCCTTTAAATGGTAACTGTATAAATGCATCATTTAAATTTCCACCAGGAGCATCAACGTCCCGAAACTCGCCCGGCTGCAACGGTTGAGCTTCATCTCTGACTCTGATGCCTCTTTGTTTAAATCCGGCCGGGAGATTAGCCAAGGTGCCTGCGTCTAAGAGTTGTCTTAGAGCAGATGTGGCAGTTCTTGATAAACCACCAATCATGTGGATAAGGCCGAACCCGTAAAACCCGAGTCCTGGTAAAAATTTGAAATGAACAAAATAATCTTTTTTCTTTTTCATTGGATCTTGTGGATCAAAGTTTCTTCGAATAGCTAAAACTTTAGAAGAGCCTTCATCTATAGAAATAATATAAGGAATCCTAAGTCCAGAAGGACCTTCCCCAGTAGCATCTACTTCTTCAAAACCGGGTAAGTTTAAATTTGTATGAAATTCTAGTACAGTGTAAATTTCATCTTCAACTGGTTGAACTCCTATAAGCTCCTCTTTTTTCTCTGTAATTGAATCTACATTATTATCCTCTTCAACAGCTACGTCGCTATAAAAACCCGTTAGTTGTTGTTTTAATAAGTCATTACCTGACATTCTAATTTTATGTATGATAGTTTCTGTGTCCTCTAAAGATGTTGAATTGTATGGAACATACAAATCTTCTGCTGGAACAAATCTAGAAACACAACGTTGTAATAATTGGTCATAATAAACTTTTTTAAATGATGAACCTGATAATGGTAAATTAAATAATAACTGATCAAACTCTGGTTCGTACTCTTTCATTTCAACCATTATTTGATAATTCATAAAATCTTTTACACGTTTTGCTTGTTCTTCTTTTTCTACATTAACCATACCAACAATCTGAGTTCTAACCGGACCATCTGCTGGTAATAATTCTTTATAAGCTAAGGCTTGAAACTGTGTAACTGCTTCGGCAAGAACTGGGTGTGTTGCACCGGATGCACCCCTAAATGGTTGTGTTCTGTCTTCATATTTAAAACCTAAAAGATCCATTCCTTTAGTGTAGGTGTCTTCCCATTCCTGACGTGATGATTTACAATCCTCATAAGTTT